GACTTGACAGCCTTATGCGAACTGCCACATGATCCGAACAACAGGAACAAACACATGAAAGGAGCCAGCAATATATGTCGGCTTACCCAGTTCATAACTCTAACCAACATAGTCTACAACTTAAGAATTTGCATCCTGTTATTTCCGTTAGCCCGATAGCTGACGTGCACCCAAGCGAAGTTAGACTCATCAATCAATTGATCATAGGGCAGGTTCTTGCGGATATACTCAAACAACAGCTTGTTTTGCTGGCGGTCGCCAGTGTCAATATCAGCAGCTTCCCCCACCATGTGCTGCGAGGTCTTACTTCCCTTGACGGCCGCATTAAGTTCCGGACAGCGATAACCACTGTTTACTGTTATAGGCTTTCCCCACCATGTGCGTAACGGGTCCAGTACGTTGTCCACCAAGGCAGTCAGAGCAGTCACATGCTCCTGTCTGCATCTGTTATTGATACCCAAGCGGTCAGCAGTCGTTGACTTGCAGAGTTCCGCAATTGTAAAATACTTCATTTCTTATCCTCCTTATCGTTTAATTTATCCACTAGATGGTTAAACTTGGTTGTTACATAAACTCCGATACCAAATATGCCTCCGGCATACATCAAACATTGAGCAAAAAACCACAATACGGATTCATGTATCTGACCTGTCGGTTCCACAATAAACCCCGCCACAGACAAACCAACACCAGACATTAACATACCTACCGCTGTATAAATCTGCACTTCCTCTTTTGTTTCTTTCTTCATGATATTTTTTATGCCGCTTTATAAAAACAGGCACAAACCAACCAATAAATAACAATATAAAAAAAGACAAGAAAAATTAATTATAAAGCTTTCTGCTAAACCCAATAGTAGAAATCTAGTAGAAATATTAACATACAAACACTTATTTCTACTGAATGTCTACCACTATTCAATAAAATGATATTATCAATTGATATTCAACTTATCATCCAAGTTCCGGCGGAACTTAGGCTAAAAATAAGATACATTATGGTAAAAATGCACAAGTTGACCAAAGGTGGGCAAACCATTTATCCAGCTACCATAACTGATGCCGTGGTCAATCCCAATACACGAAAAAGTCTGACTACGGAATTGTCTGAGCTGGAGCAAGAAATAAAATATGAACTTGGTGAGAAAATGGGGGAAAGTGAATTGTTAGATATTACGAAAATATTCACGATTACTGACAGTATGCTTTTGAGTAATGGTAACATAAAAACAAACACAAGTGCAAGAGTGTCTGACTATATTGAAATTAAGACAGGAGCCAAAATTGTTGGTGACGGCCTGATGGCGAACAATGGAACAGCGGCTATTGCTTTCTATGGCGAAAAGTATAATGTTGTTGGTGTAATATCCCTATATGGAACTGGTGAGGACAGCATAGAGGTAAATCCTGACGACTATCCTGAAGCAAAATATTATAGAGTATGTTGTTTAACCTCGTTTTATAATAATACATTAGCAAATATTTCAAGCATTGAAGGTATCGTTTCTTTAACATACAAAACTCCTGAATCAGTTGTGACTAAGTTAGATATGTTAAAAAAAGAAATGTTCGAACATAAAGTCCTTTGTCACGCTGACTGTGGGTCGTATGTTGACAGGAGCACTGGAAAGTGGGTTGATGCAGGAGCTGACTCAAATGGATGCCTAGTGCAGGTGATGCCTAATAGTATCATTTCGGTTTATCCATACCGAGGTAACAAAAAGTGCTCAACATTTGCCTTCTTGACAGACGATACAAAGTCAAATGATTCCATCGTAAAAGTATATTATACAGACAAAGCAGAGTCATTGTATGACAATATAACTGTTCCAGAAAATGCTAATTATATATGGGTTGCCGTAAATCCAAGAGAAGAATCAATCATTCAAAGATATATTGTAAAGTATGATAGTACATCCATTTATGATATATCGAAAAAGATTGAAGACACAAAGGCAGAACTTGAAGAGAGTGTTAATAATATTGAGGATACCATTGGAACAAATGACAAAGCTTTGTATTGCGTCCCAATAGATAGCAACCACATAGAGAATGGTTATATTCGTACTGATGGAACTAAAGCCGGTAGTAGCGGACATTCAATGGTGTTTTACGATATCTTAGAAAAAAAACGACTTTTACTGCATACCGTTTCGACATCTGCAAAAGAAGAAAAAATGGCCTGGTGGGTGTTACGCGACTCTTTGCAGAATGTTATTGCGAGTGCGCATTTCCCTTATGGAACTTTTGCGAATACAATCTATGATGCTATAATAGACATACCAGATAATGCTGTTGAATTAGTGTTAAATAAGACTAGGAAAACAGATGACTATTATGTCAAGGAATATATCGTCAATTTAGTCAAAGAAGTAGCTGATACAAAAGAGCGGATAAGTGTGATAGAAGATACTTTCAAACACACTCCTTTACTCTGTGGTGACTCAACGGGCGGTGCAATCGGTTCTTGGCTGAAAAAATACAGCCGTCTTAATGGCGTAGCAATATATGGCAACAACCGAGGGGGTGAGCATACAACTGCGATGGGCTTTTATAGCGGAGCAATTCCTGCTGTTGTAAAACCAATAACCATACCATCAAGCGGAAGTATACAGATAGAAATCAAGAGCACATTAACAAACAGCGCTGGTAATCTCACGCAGTTAGTTGCCGGGCAACTTGAAGACATTGCCAGTGCAGACAATCTACCAAGAAAAGGAGTGAATCCAATCACTATACATGGTGTTCAAGGAATTTTGAGTGCAGGCACATCGAATGTATATGGTATCCATTTTTATAATGCAAGCAATAAAAGTGTTGGTGGCTATAATTCTTCGTCATACGCACAAACTATTCATCCATCATTCAGTGATACTCCTACAAAAGTCCGTGTGTGCGTTAATGCCGATAGTATAGAGGACTTGCAAAATTGTTCAGCACACTTGACCATCAACAACACAATAATTGAACTTATTCCAAGTATAAGGAATACGGGAGGGCTTTCTCCTTCTGGTGGAACAAGTACGGCATACGCTCATTGTATGTATAGTGACTACATCGATATTTCACAGGTAGGAACTATCAATACTATATACATAGATGGTCTTGCTGTTCCTGCTGAGTATACATTTACAAGACTTGAAGACGGTGATAGTGTAGATGTTAATGAGTATGATATGGTTGGGATCGCCAACCATGATTTCTTCAAGCAATGTATTCCTATGTATTATGTTAATAACTTTGCATATACCGGCAGGGAGAAAGCAGAAGATTGGGTGTTCGTTGCAAAAAAACTTTGTGAATATCATGGTGACAAGTTTATTTTTGCATCAACTCATTTCTTGTTTCATAGTCATACCGAAGATGAATGTTCGAAGATTCAAAACGCACTTGCTAGTGAGTTTGGCGAGCGTTATTTTAGCGGCATGGCATATCTGCGTGACAGCGGTATCCATGATGCGGTTCGTTATGGTGTCTATACATCTGCCGAGGTTAACGGAAAGACCTGGAAAGAGTTGTTCTTAGGTAGCGAGACCACTCCAGATGTTCACGAAAAACCTGAGGCAGGATACTTGCTTGCCCGCAAGTTTCTGGAGATTGGCGCACATCTTGGATATTGGAAGTTGAAAGATGTAGATTATGCACATTTGAGTGCGGTATAAACTTACTTAAATTTTAGCAATACATTTATGATACGAGAGCTAATAGTTAGAATGTCAATAGATATAATTTTACGAATAGTAAAGTAACCCATCGACAACTATGATGTAAGGGCTGATCTTGGTGTAGGCCAGCCCTTATAATTAAAACCATTCCGCATCCGGATGCACTTCAATGGACAGATGGAACATTATTCTGGCTATTAGTTTTCGTATCATAGTATATGCTTTACAAATTGAATATACAGTTATCTTCAACATAACTTAATTTTGTTATATTGTTGATTTTTGAAAAAATCCCATCCATACTCTCATAGAAATATGAATTTTTATCATCGCTGTGCAAACGATTATCCTTGATACCGTATAGCTCTGAATCTATAAACTCTATGTCTGGTGTCGTTTCGTTATCCCACAACATGGAGGATGTGGTTTCCAGCCCATTATCTACAGCAACGAATGACCTATTGAAAACAACAGATATATTGTCAGCCAATCTAAACAGAGTCGCCCCAAATTTATATACAGGAGCCTGTTTCCCTTCACTTTCCACTATAATTGTAGCGTTTTCAAAAACCACCTTTCCTGCATCTTTGTTCGCAGAGTCTTTATAAATAAGTAATGTCCCCATTCCTGTTCGACTCCTTATACGTATATTTTTTAAGACATTATAATCGATTGGTTCAGCGAATACAGGTTCATTCCAATTATTTTGCGGGGGATACAATGTTCCGAAAATACCTACTGCATGTAATCCCTGTGTACGTATGCAAATATGTCCAACCTCCTTAACTCTTATATTCCTTAAATAATTCATTTGCGCTCCATTGGCACCGACAACCACATTAACACCCTCGCAGTAGCAGTCATACAGATACATGGCATCGAAAGGCATCCCTGTTACCGAACTTGTGCCATGCCCGGCAAATGCAGTACCAAGATATTCATGTCTGCCTATGGCCTCACAACCGATAAATGCCAATAGTTCTCCATAATAATGGTAATTATAATACATGTGATGATAATACTCTCCATTTGCTCCACTTCTTGATACAGCTCTGCAATTCAGCATCATGTGAGTATGGGGAGCCGCAGACCTGTTAAACAGAAAACCATGTCTACCAAAATCCAAACTTTCTACCCCCTCATAAAATCCATTAGGAATAACAGTACCGTCTGTAGAGTCACCACCTCGAAAAACGATATTACGAATATCAGAAGCATATTGGGTGATTTGCAGTTTTTGTCCTTTTTTCCCAATCTCTGTCACTTCATGAGTTATCTCCACTATTTTTCCTGCAATATCGGTTGTTGATAAATATATATAATAATCCCCTTCTCCCCATGACTCTGAATCGTATCCGCTGAACCAATAGGAGCTACCCGGATTGTTTTCTAGCCAGTCCATGGCATCCGAACTGGACTTTTTCTGTGCGTCAAGCCACCATCCATTTCTTTTCCCGTCTAAAAATACCTGACAAACAAATCTGGCCTTGCTGCCCGAACCATAGTGATGCTTTAGAACATAAATGTTACTATAGCCGCGCAGTTTGTATAATTTATCCAAAGACTCAATGTCATTAACAGAGCTAATATCTGATATAGATACGGTCGGTATTGTCTGCAAATTCAAAAACAAAGGTTTATCCTTGGACATGTCGCCATAACAATCCACTCTGATTCCTTCTTTAGACAAGACTTGTACCTCTGTATTAAATATACTTCCTCGTTCAATAAGGACCGTGTCCCCATCGGTCATCAGTTCATCGGCTTTATTCAAAGTCTTCAACGGAGTTGAGTCAGACAAACCATCATTGGTATCCAAGCCATTGACTGTACTCACATAATAGGTCTTAGATAATGATGTTACGTATTTTTTTCTTTGATTATCCCTTAAGTAAAAAAATAAAGTCAATAAATCATCTTTTGCCATAAATGATCCGGCAGGATTAGTGCTCAAATTCATTAATGGCATAAACATTGAAGGATAACTGGTCAAATCCCCTACCAGAACATTCTCAGATGCATCCGATGGGGACAAGTCCGTATCATCAATTTTAGCGATCATCAATCTGCAATATTGGGTTTTTGTGGGAATGGTAGTATATACAGTATTCCAATTACCATCTTTTGAATTGAAAGACTCACCGGCAGGGTCATTATAAAACATGACATATATTCTATAACCGGTCTTGATAATGATATCAGTTCCTGTATTAATTATCTTGGTATAGACTCTATTGGTCCCACCTGGTTGTAGTATACCGCTTTGCGAATTGATACTCCCTTGTACGCACAATAGATCCTGTTTTTCCATATAATTGCCACCCTTAATCTCGGTTAGGTTGCGTTCCATTTCATTACTCAAATCATTGTATGATTGTGCAATTTGTTTTGTTTCATCAGTTATCTGTTCAACCGTTTTATTGAACATGTTGATATCTGGGCATAACGCCTCATTTTGATATAATTTACTTATAGTAACCCGTTTCCCTGATTCTATATCTATAGTGGCTTCTTTAATCAAAGAAACCATGATACGAAATTTCTTATAAGATGTTGATGTTGTGCTTTTATCAGTTTTCCAATTGCTATCTTTAGCAGCAAAAGACCCATTTTCATTGTAATAAATTATATAATATCTATATCCACTTTCTATTGAAATGTCAACACCTGTATTTATAAGATCTGAATGTATTCTTGTTTTGCCTCCCTCTTCAATAGCGCCAGTCGTAGTGGATATGCCACCTTGTCCCCATGATGTTACATACGTTTCGTTAAAATCGGACCCTGCAATTTTAGCTATTGTTTTATCTGTTATCTGGTCAATCGTATTATAAATACCTTCTGTCTTGTTTTTAATAGAAGTTAATCCAACGTCTAAATCAGATATTTCCGTAGTCAAGCTCTTACGCGTCTTTGGATTGACCACCGCATCATAGATAGTAGCCGGGTAAATGGTTTGTCCGCCCTTCGTCAGTTTATGCATTTTTACCATAATATCTCCTGTTTTAGCCTAAGTTCCGCCGGAACTTGGCCCGTTGTTATTTTATGTAATTATTTATTAACTATTAAAATCACTCAGCACATCATCATACTCCTTATCTGACAGAGATACGCTCTGCACCGCATTGTATGCGGCATAATCCGGATAGGGAATGATCTCCGCTGTGCTCTCATCCGTCTTGCCGGAAACGAGGATAACACCTGTAATCTCCACCGATACAAGATTGCAGATACCATCGGCAAAATCAGCATCAGAAAGATAGTATTCGCGTTTGACCGACAAAGTGCCGGGACGGAGTCCATGCCTGTCAAAAATGACCAGCAGACTACCATCATCAAGCCTATGGCAGTTCTTGTACCCGTGCCCGTCAAACTCCGCAACAACACATCCCGACAGAACTGTACGGTAAGTGAACCGGAAGGGAGTATTCACATCCCCATTCAAGTTCTTCTCTATGATCTTAAAATCGGACTGATAATTAATTCTCATAATACACTATAATATTGATGTTACATCATCTATCTCCTCGGCTGTCAAGATGCCGGAAAGGTCAACACTTCCACCGCCTCCTGTCGTGCCTGTATCACTCCAAACGCCTCTCGTCTTACATTGATACAGAGGACCCGGTATGGTATCCCCCACAACTGCCCAGTCACCCACAACAGGAGATGGGACAGCAGCCTGCAATGCTTCTTCCGTAGAAAACAATCCCTTGTTGCGGACACTGTTCTGCTTGACCTTATCAATCTCGGTAGAAGTCTTACTAAAATTGTAGTTAAGCCGATCTGCCGCCTCACTCCAAGTACCTGTTTTATTTATCGAATTAAGTTCCATATCACTTCATTTTATTTGGGCAATTGGTTTTGATCCCATACAATCTCAGAACCTTTAACCATAATTATGCGTCCTCCCATTATCTGGGTCTGATATATATAACCGTCACTTCCTTTTTGCTCGACAACCATACTGTCCGGGCGGAAATACAAAACATCATTACTATTCGGGTCAAACATAGAAACCATGGGAATCAACCCTTTCAGTCCGTATATGCATGATATATCTATCAGGGAGGCGTTCGTATTATCACGCATCTCTATTGAGGGGATTCCATATTCATTTTCCGGCTCAATGCTTATTGTATAGCCATTTGAAGACTTGACTTTTACTTTTCCAACAAATTCAGGATTTCCATCTGCATCCCATTTGATGTTCCCATTGGCAAGCTGCCCGGAACCATCCTCATTCAACAGTATCTTGCCATTGGCTATTTCAACTTTTCCCCGGAAATATCCGCCCAAAGCATAGATATATCCACGAAAAAAAGCATTACCGCCATGAGTAGCGACAAAGTTCGCCATATTCGCCCATTCTTCATCCGTAGGCTGGTAATTAGGATCATTACGAAACCTCATTACGGTTAATATAGCCTGTTGAAGCGTGCCACCTGCCCAGAATGCCACATCATCATCGTCATTGTATATGCCGCTTACTCCGGCAGTGACCTTCTGTAACTTGCCGTTCTTGTAATTACCCAGTTGAATCATATTGGCAAGAATCAGACCACCAAGAATATCCACAGAACCATTTTTGATCGCACTGGCGATATAATTGATTGACTGAAAACCGGCTGTTGCCTTGTCGTTATCCAAAATGGACGGTTTCCAGTCTGTGGCAATGGTTCCACGCTCTAATTGAAGATCACAAATGGTTGCGGTACCACTGAGCATGAAAATACCTGCACCGTTAAAAGCGAACTTGAAAGTGTATCTTTGATAATCGGACGCAAGAGGCTGAGTTGTGCTGAAATCACCACACGAAACAGCCACAGACACACCTTTAGCTTTAAAGGATATAACATAGTTCTCATTTTTAATCAAGGACACGGATTGGGACAAACTACCGATTGCAGCAGAGTACCCGGAGCCGGCAGCACTATCTGCGGATACGGTAGCCACACCCGTCCAATACTTTAATTGCTTGCTATATAATTCGGTATCAGCAGACAATTGAGTATCAGAGGACAATGTCTCACTTTCATAATCCCCGGTAAACCCGGAGTTACGCAACAGATTGACACTTCCGACAGCCGCATTGTCTATCGCATCCTGAGCCTTTTGGGCCAGATCGGCAGCCGCCTGTATCTCATCCGGAAGACCTTCCATGTTACGCCATCCGGTGGACCCCTGCTCGATGTGAAACATACCCTTGATATCCACACCGCCTTTCTGGCTATATCGAATATAGGTACTCTCATCCTTGGCACCGATATAGGCGTCACCATACACATTGATATAGGCGTGTCCAGTAGACTTGTCAAAGCCCAGCCCGATGACTTCTTTCCCGGCAAGAGAGAAAGAGTTGATACCTTGATAGAAAATAATGGAAGGCGAAGTTTCATTAACAGACGAAAGGATTATAGCTGCCTGACGGGTGATATCCGTCAAGTGCCCAAGCCCGATGATATCATCACCGGCAGCCGGGACATCACTGTCCTTGTCGGCATTGGTTTTGCTCAAATCAATATAGTCAGATCCTACACCTATCACCTCACGCCAATAGTAGCGGTTGGATACATTGTGAGATGTACCTTCTTTAATGTTAAATTCTTGGGCTAATGCTAATGTACCGACTGTAAATTCGTTATGGACTGTCACTCCATCAACTTCCGACAAAAAGAAACAACGGTAGCTCTCATCAAGTTCCTCCACCCTGACACACTTCATACCGGCCGGAGATATGATCTGTTCACCACCTACATGTGTCTTCTTCTTTACTTCAAGCTCGTCAAAGACAGCCTTAATCTTCACATACAAGCGGTCAACAACGGCTTGTGTCGTACCATCTTCCAATACAGTCCAACCACTACCGTTTTTACCAATCAAAAAACCCTTCAGGAACGTTATCAGCTCATTGGCGATATCTTCTTTATCTTTACGAAGAAAATATTTTTCAAAATCAGTTATATCAGCACCAGCATCAATCATGGCCAACAACAAAGATCCGACACGCAATGCCGTATTCGCTCCGGCATTACGCTCATCCCTTATCTGCTCCGCCAATTTTTTTAATGTGTCTTTAATATCCGCCATTTACTTTTTTATTCCAAAGTAACAACAAAGCCAAAAGCCGTAAAAAGACATCATTTCTTTTTATGATGCCCCCATAAATGCGAACGCATAGAGGTACTGCGCTTGTGATTCGCCTCTTCAATCTTCTCCGCAAGCAGACCACAGAACTCCTCACCATACATATATGCCATTTGCTCTTTCAAGACCATGACCGATGCAAAATAGGCACGTGAGAACCATTCACGGGGTTTGCGAGGTTCACCTGAGGTAATCTTGCCGGATTTTTGTCTGTGCACATAATTCTTGCCTCTCAAATCCGGATTCAAAAACTTCAAATCACCCTTGTTATGCCCTCTATGACCGTCATTATACAACTGGCCGTCGATCTCATATCCCCGCCCCGTACCACAATCCTGATAAATGCCATATTCCATAAACTTATGCTGGATCACTGTCAGTTCACTGCTGCCCATTGTCACATTCTCCGTTATATCATTGTGCAGTAACACCGTATCAACCACGTGCAGTCTCATGATCTTCTCCCTCCAAATAGTGACCATCATCTCGGCCCACGCCTTCTTATACTTTGCCCGATCTTCAGCCGTGGACTTCGGTCTATTCTCATTCCTCCCACTCATCACTGTCATAAATTAGAGATACCGGTTCGGAAACATCAATCATAAAATACAGACCTGTACATCCGGAAATAAAGTATTCACCCAGTTCGCGTGAATACACATTATCCGTATTCAGGTACACCAGTTCGTTATCCAGATTCTCACGGTCAACCAGCATCCTGCTGTGCACCTGGCGGAACAGCTGCCGGCACACCTCCAGTGCCGCTTGGCGTTCCGCCATATCACTGATACGGTATCGCATCATGAGAAACACGGTAAAAGTACGTTTTTTAAAATATCCTCCGGAACGCTTCTCGGTCACTCCGTCATTCGTATCATCTACTGCGAAAAACGCGGATTCGCGCCGAAGATTCTGAAGAACCTCTTCAAGCGAGTTGATACCGGAACAGACACACGGATAAAAAGCGTGAGCCTTGGCCAATTTGTTTTTTTTGCACATTCCTTTAAAATAGGACAGCGCATCGAATAAATTATTTGCATCCATATCTCTGTTGTAACTCCTGTGCCTCGCGAGCCTTCTCATTCAGTTCGGTCAACGCCCGCCAGCAATCCATCTGCAATACTTCTCTCTCCTTTGTGATATCCCCGCCTGTCAATGCCCGAATCTCCGCATTGACGAGTTCAAGCATATTAAAGGCTTCACCCTCCAGTTGTTCCGGAGGACGGAACAGATAGGGAAAGCATTTTGTAAAATGATTCTTAACCGATGCAATCCACAAAAACACGGACAGCAGTTCTTCTTCCGAAGGATTGAACCGGCGGGGATGCCGCCCTTTGCGATCCACATACAACAAAATTGCCATGGAACGCAGAAGAGCGTTATCGCGCGTGCGTAAAAAGCCCTGATAATAATTCTCAATACTGACATACTCCTTAAACGGAACATCATGCAACCGGGCATCCACCGACCGGAACCTGCCGATCCGCCACAAACAGAAAGGCATATCACCCGGACGCTCGATAAAATCCAGCATGTGCAGGAAAGACTGTACTTGCCACGAATGAACAAAGAACCGAACCTTTTTCCATCCGTTGCGAACAGAACAAACCCACCCGTCCTCCTGTCTGCGCAATACAGTGATTCCCAGCAGCCGGACAAAGATGTATGTCTTTGCCGTGACCGGATCAAAACGGGTCATGATATAACACACATAACGCAATTGCCATTGCTCCAGCTTGTGCCATGCATCCGGCAGATGGAAGTTGATCAACCTATCCCCAAAAGTAGCAGGTGTCTTCTTTTTCATTTTTATAGTATTCAAAATGTTTTACCTTATACGCATCGCTATCCTTATACGCCGGAAAATCGTCCGGACACCCCTCCAGCAAGTTAACCACATTCGCCAGTTCCACACGGAATGCCGGCAACTGCTTGTTGATCCAAAAACCTATCGCCCTACGGAGCGAACAAACCAACGGTATCTCAGCTTCAGCCAGAGACTTATGCCGGATTTGTTCAAGCAAATGATCAAATAAAACTGCGGATATCTCGCGCCGGATATATTCTTCAGCCTCGCTGATTTGCGGACGAAGTTCGAGCAGATCAGCACGGATGGCTGTCGGTCGGCCTGCAAAATCACGCACATGGGCACCGGTATAGTAAAGGGAACTGATCACCAACCGGGCACAAACAGATGAAGACCAAGCGTCATCACCAGTCATACCCTCAATAATACAGTCCAGCGTATAATCCGCTTCACGCTGTATCTGCACGCGCAACGATTCAACCCGATCACGTGATGCCGGAGATATATTCTGGTTATTGACAATACCGAACCCCGTATCCGTCAGTATCAGATCCAGCCCCGGGATCGCCTGATAAAACGCATCAAGACAGATATAACGGCACACATCTTCTTTAACGGGCAGCGTATCCACATCCGTATCACTCCCCAGCACCGTGCCGAAGAGTTTATGTTCAGCCTGTTCAAACCGATCTTGTATCGCATCAAACACATACACGTTTGCCGAAGCAGCTGCAAAAACGACCTTCTCAAAAGTCTGTTTATCAATTATCATCTTCATCGTTATTATGGTTTATCCGGTTAGCAGTCGTTGATTTGGCATCGGTATTCTGATCCAGTGTCGTGAGCAGGATCATCGG